ATCATAATTCCGTACATTCAAATTCCGTATACAAACGAGCCTACGAAAACCACCCTACAACTAGGTGGGTGAGAAAGAACTCTCGTACATATGAATTTACATATCGTTTATTTCTTGATTTGTTGCACGAATACTTTGAACGATTCCATAAAGTACACAAATGCGACACACTTAGAAAATTCCTTGCACTCAATCCTTGTCCAGACGGAGATTGGATTGAACCACCACAATGTATGCCAGACCAGTACAAGTGCGATGATACAGTAACTGCATATCGTAACTATTACATAAATGAAAAGGCATATTTTGCAAAGTGGACAAGGAGTAAAATCCACAAGGGCAAACCACCCAAGTGGTTCATAACTGAAGAGGAGCAAGTTTACTGGTGTTAGGTGCTAGTTGACTCCCTCATTGGTTGTGGTATAATAACTATAATAGCAATTTTAACTAAATAAAAGGAGATATATTATGTTGCTAGAACCTACTACAAACAATCCAAAACAGTTAGATATGTTTAAGGATTCCCCTCGTCTCATTGAGACACCAAAAAGGCTAACCATCGGTGCTCACAAGTTACCAAAACCTCAACATCCAAAGAGAACTGGTAAGTATATGCATTACTCTAGATACTCAAAGTCTGAGCAGAAGAGAATTGTAGAATACTTTCTAGTTAATCAAGACAATGGAGTTAAGGTTGTAGAGTTAGCTAAATACTACTTCATCTCACTACCTACATTTTACAACTGGTTGAAAGACTGGAGAGATGGCAGGTACATTGAGGATTCTATATATAACACAACTATTGCATTTAGGAGGTCAAAATGAATAATGCTCAACAAAGTATAAATTGGGCTTTGGCAAATGCTCATAGTCTTGAATTAAGTGGAGGATTTGTGAAGACAAATGAAATAAAAAAAGGTCATAGAGTATTACTATCTAATGGGTGGTATGCAACTATGATGGACAATCTACGAGGACAAACTAGACTTGCAATGGTAGAGGGTATCTACAAAGAAGCAGGTAGTGTTTATTCTCACGACATTGTTGCAGTAAGAGACAAGGACAATGAAGACTTATGGCATCTTGTTCAGCATACTGCATCACAAAAGAAACTTAGAGGTTGGATTGAAGAACAATTTAACTCATAAGACTGAGATTACGATTCTCAGAAATATAGTACAAGGTTTGGCAGAGGACAATGCATATTTTGTTGGTCTTCTGTCTGACCTTGCTACTGCTGTTGACGATGAAGTTTTAGAATCTGATATGAGTGTCTCATTGAGACAGTTGCTTGACGAAGTAAAAGAAGCAACACTAGATTATAATAAACTAATTAACTAAAAGGACAAGAAAAATATGTTTACACTAGAACGAATAAAAAATATAGTAATAGATATTAAATCTGATGATGAATGGGTTAACGATAGTCATACCAAAGCAGAACATAATGGTGTATGCAGTGGTTTGGATATGCTTGTTGAACATCTTGAAGAATTAGAAAGGAATAGTGATGACTAATATGTATGACAAAGAACTACAACTCTCAGAACTAGAAAAGAAACAACTGATACAGTTTTACAAGGAAGAAGCATTGCCAAGTTTTAAAGTAGATAATGAAACACCTGAAGACGAAAGCGATAGCTTTTGGTATGGCATTCAGTTTGACAAACGAATGTTTGACCTTTGTGTTTACTGGGCAGACTATAAGATTGTTTGTGTTGTGTATGAGTGCGACCCAACAGAGGATGGTTATTGGACAACTAATATGACTGCTAGTTGGCATCTTAGTGATGAGGAGACAGAACAAAGACTGTTAAAAAAATTAGGAGTAGGAGGTAAGCGATGACTAAAGTAACTAAAGAAGATATCATATGGGCAAGTGGTCATTACTTAGGTACAAACTTGCCATCAGACTATGATGAATGGGAAGAAGAAAAGGTTGACGAATTCCTTGAAGCCAATGCTTGGCATTATTTTGAATATGCAGACCCTAAATTTATATGGGAGCAAATTGAATCCCTAGCTTGGAGTATGAGATATTATATTGGAGGTAAAAATGACTTATAAAAAATTTAATAAATGGTTAGACAATAATGCTAGTGTGCCTTGGGAAGAAGTAAAACACTTTAGTGATGAAGCAGGTGCATCAGTATGGATTAGATTTGATTTAGATAAGGAGGAAGATGATGAATGATACTTTTAAAAAGTTTGAAGAAACATTACTTTTGAATTGTATAACAGACTCTAGTTATGCTACAAAAATGTTAATGAATAAATATGGGTACACTATAGCAGACTTACAAAATGTCAAAAATAAAGGTAAGTCCAATGATTCGTGATGCGACAAAATGTGATATTGAATATCTTCTTCCCTTGGCTCGTAAGATGCATTCCACAAGTATTTATAAGAATAGCCATTATTCTGATGACAATATTCGTGTTTGGGCTAAAGGTTATATTGATTCTGACCACAGCTACTTTCGTGTTTATTGCAGAGAAGAAAAGGCAGTTGCTTTCTTACTTGGATACATAACTAATTATCTGTGGGGTGATGATATTTTTGCTCAAGAAGAACTCTTGTTTACTGATGGTAAAAGTCAACTAGCAGGTTTTAAACTGTTAAAAGATTTTGAAAAGTGGGCAATAAAAAATAATTGTAGAGAAGTAAATTATTCTGTAACATATGGAGGAGCAACAACTTCTCAGTATGATGATGTTATGGAAAGACTTGGCTACACAAAACAAGGAACAATTTACAAGAAAGGGTTAAAATGATAAAAACTGCAATGGTTCTCATAATTATATTACACGGATACAAAGATGCTCCGTACACAGAAAAATTTATTGCAAAAGTACCAGACTGTCTCATTGAGACACTTGAACCACTCACAAAAAAATTAAAAGAAAAGTACCCAGAAAAAATGTGGGGATATATGTGTATAGATGAGCCTCTGTGGGAACATAAAAAATCTTTTTATGGTCTTTCAAAGGGAGATACAGAATTAACATATTAATATTAGAAATAACTTGTGCAATATTAGCAGTAATTAGTGTTTGGTTGTATGGCAATGGAAGTCGTTATGCACCACTCTTTGGATTATTTTGTCAAGTGTTTTGGATAACTTGGACAATACAAGGAAACCACTACCCAATGCTAATATTGTGCATTTTTATGGTCGGCACACACATACGCAACTACTTTGTGATGCGAAACAAGTAGTTGTTGCAAAGTGATAGGAAATGTGATAGGAATTCCGTATGAAATGTTGGCATTGTAACACAGAACTAATCTGGAATAATGATTATAATATAGGGAGTGAATGTGAAGAATATTGTATGGAGACTCATCTGAGTTGTCCTAACTGTAATTCCTTTGTTGTAGTGCGATTACCTAAAAGAGATAATGATGAAATATAATAATAAACTATATAGCATACAAAGAGAACTTGAGTCAGATATGCAAACACGAGGTGTTGAGTATTATCGTTCTGAAGTTAGAAAGGCTATCGAAAAGGGAAACGAGTCTACAACTCTTTATGGAATTCTAGCAATGAAAAAGAGTGTCGATTCTGTAGCCAATGGCATAGATGAATTCCTTGCAGAATCATTTAAAGGCAAGGCAGGTAGATTAAGTTCCTCTGCTCACCTACTCTCGTTAGTAGACCCAGAAGAGACTGCCTATATTGGGTTGAAACAAGTGGTCGATAGTCTTTCTAAAAATCAGACATTGACTAAGTGTGCGATGAGCATTGCGAATGCCTTGGAAGACCAATGCAAGTTTGCTTTGTTTGAAAAGAATGAACCAAAATGGTTTAAGAGACTAGTTAAAGATGTAAATACCAGAACATCAAATAGATATTATCGTAGGTATGCAATCATACACACTATGAATAAAAAAGCTTTGATTGATTATGAGGTGTGGTCTATACAAGAAAAACTTCACTTGGGTTGCAAGGTGCTTGACCTCATTGTTTCAAAAACTGGTATTATAAAACAAGTAACACATACTTACGGAAAAAATAAAAAAGTGTTACACATTGCTCCAACTGAAACAACACTCAATTGGATAAATTCCGTCAATCTTCGTGGTGAAGTATTGTCTCCTAAATATATGCCTTGTGTTATTGAGCCTAGAGACTGGACTAGTCCATACTCTGGAGGATATCATACAAGGCATATAAAACCTTTACCTATGATTAAGACATCTAACAGAAAGTATTTGACTGAGATGGACTACCATAAAATGGATGAGGAGTACAATGCTATAAATGCCTTACAAAAAACAAAATGGGCAGTAAACAAAGATGTATTAGAAGTTATGAAAACAGTATGGGAGTCTGGAGACAGTTGGTCTGGACTTCCGTCTAAAGATGATGCACCACTTCCACCATCTCCTTTTCCTAACAAAAAGAAAGCTGATATGAATGAAGCTGAACTTTTACAACTGAAAGAATGGAAACACGCAGCATCAAAAGTACATCAAGCAAATGCCAGAATGGCATCAAAAAGATTACAAGTAATCCGTACAATCTCTATGGCTAATAAATTTAAAGAATTTGATTGTTTTTATTATGTGTATCAAAATGATTTTAGAGGTAGAAAGTATGTTGCTTCATCATTCCTAACACCACAAGGTCCAGATTATTCAAAAGGATTACTATGTTTTGCTGAGACTGCTCCGTTGACCAGAGAGGGTATGTATTGGTTAGCTGTTCACGGAGCAAATTGTTTTGGTGAAGACAAGGTTTCTTTTGATAATAGAAATGGATGGGTAGAAGAGAACACAGATAAAATTCTCCAGACTGCTACAAATCCCTATGAGTATAAGTGGTGGCAAGATGCAGACAGCCCTTGGCAGTTTTTAGCTTTTTGTTTTGAATGGAAAGAAATACAAAGTAAGTTGTCAAAGAATTTAAAACTAGGAGATATAAATTCTAGAATTCCAGTTTCACTTGATGGTTCAAATAATGGACTACAACATCTTTCAGCAATAGCTAGAGACAGAGTAGGAGCAATAAGTACAAATCTTGTGCCGTCAGAAACACCCAATGATATTTATCAAGATGTTGCAAATGAAGTTATAAAAGTATTAGAAACTAGAAAGTCTCACGATGAGATGGCTAGGCAATGGTTAGAGTTTGGAATAAATAGAAAAACTACAAAAAGACCAGTTATGGTAGTTCCATATGGTGGTAAACTTTTTTCAACTAGACAATATATTGAAGATTATATAGTTGATAAAATGGATGTAGGAATTACACATCCTTGGGGAAATGATTTATGGCAACCAACTTTTTATCTGGCACAGATAGTGTGGGAGTGTATTGGAAAAGTTATTGTTTCTGCTAGAACAGTTATGGATTGGTTGCAACAAGTATCTTCAAATATATCTAAATTAAATTTACCAGTTATGTGGATGACACCTACTGGATTTTTAGTACAACAAATGTATCCAGAGACTAAGTCAAGAAGAATAACAACATACATAGATAACACATTGATAAAACCACAAGTAAGAGAACAAGACTTTTCAAAAGCTGACAGAAGAAGAAGTATAAATGGAGCATCTCCAAATTTTATTCATTCTATGGATTCTGCAGCTATGACAATAACAATTAACAAGTGTGTAGAAGTAGGAATAAAAGATTTTGCAATGGTGCACGATTCTTATGGAGTACACGCAAGTTATGTACCAGTACTACATAAATTAACCAGACAAAGTTTTTCTGAAATGTATCAGAATAATGATGTCTTAACTGATTTTGAAACTTTTGCGAAAGAGGTAACAGATGAGATACCTCCTCAACCAGAAAAAGGTGATTTAGATTTGGAAGTAGTAAAACAATCTAATTACTTTTTTAGCTAGTGTCTCAATGAGACAGTTGTTCTGAGGGGGTTGACTATGAGAATTGACTATGTTAGATTTAGATAAAGTGAACAAAGACTTTTTAATTTTGTTATATGAGAATTGTAGAGAGAGATACATACCAGTACCTCTTGATATAATCGCTAAACTCTTAGAGTTTGGTGTAGATGTAAGCGAACTTGATAAAATTATTGATGAAAGGAGAAAATAATATGGCATATCAAGTAACACCTATGGGTAAATCCCAATGGGCAAAAATAGCAGTAGCAGATACCAAATTTGTAGCTGATGGTGAATATTCTATTCGCTTGAGGCTCAAAGGTGAAAATGCTACAAAGCTACAAGCTAATATTGATAAAGCAGTCGAGCAAGCTGTAGCTAAAGCTGTTGCAGACAATCCCAACAAAAAAATTAAAAGAGGTACTGTACCTTATGTTGAGGTTGTCCAAGATGGCAAACAAACTGGAGAACTTGACTTTAAGTTCAAACAGAAAAAAATTATTCAAACAAAAAATGGTCAAGTTGAAAAAAAGGTCGTTATGTTTGATGCTAATAATAAACCAATAGTCGAAAAACTATTGATTGGTAATGGGTCTGATGTCAAAGTGGCATATAACCCAATGCCGTACTACACTCCTACAATGGGGGCTTCAGTATCACTCAAACTTGTTGGGGTTCAAATATTGAATCTTGTACCTTACGACAACAACGATGAGTCTGCTGAGTCTTTAGGTTTCAAGAAAGAAGATGGATATTCACATACTAACTCTACTGGAGGAAATGATGAAGAAGAAGACATCTCTTTTGAAGAACCAAAAGAAGAAGCAGACTTTTAGGTCAAAGTTTGAGGAGAGTATAGCAAATGACTTGGACAACCAAAAAGTTAAATATGAATATGAAAGTGAGAAGTTACAATATACTGTGGAGAGAAATTATCTTCCAGATTTTAAACTTCCCTCTGGAATATTCATTGAAGCTAAAGGGTGGTTCAAGTCTGCTGACCAACGCAAACATAGGATTATTAAAAAACAACATCCTAATATTGATATTAGGTTTGTTTTCCAAAATCCAAATGTTAGGGTGCAAGGAAGCCGTATGACTTGTTCTGAATGGTGCGAGAAATATGGCTTCAAATTCGCAAGTAAACTAATACCAAAGGAGTGGTTATGAGTAGAGAATCTACTGAGTACATAATGATTCATTGTGCTGCAACTAGAGCCGATATGGACATAGGTGCTGCTGACATCGACAGATGGCATAGGCAACGAGGTTGGAGAAAAATTGGATATCATTATGTCATAAGGCGAAATGGTGAAGTTGAAACTGGCAGAGATATGGATGCAGTTGGTGCACATTGCAAGGGAATGAATGACAAGAGTGTCTCGATTTGTCTTGTAGGTGGACTCGATGAACATAACAAAGCTGAAAACAATTTTACCAAGGAGCAATGGGATTCTCTTGAAAAGTTAGTTTGGCAATGTAAACTACCTTATGCAGATGCAGAAGTAGTTGGACATAACGAATTTTCTGATAAAGAGTGCCCTTGCTTCGATGTGAGGGAATGGTGGAGCACGAAGAAAGCAACTTCTTAACCCACAATCCTTGTCCGAATTGCCCATCGTCTGATGCGTTTGCTATCTATGACGATGGGCACGGATATTGTTTCTCGTGTGGGTATATAGAAAAAGATTGTCTCAATGAGACAGAAAGGAGAGAAAAAGTGAATGCAGGATTAATTACAGATGGTGAACAAAAACCATTAGCTAAGAGAAGTATTAATCAAGCTACAATCAAGAAGTGGGATTATCAAGTAGGTAACTACAATGGTAAAGCAGTACAGATTGCTAACTATAAAGATAATCAAGGAACAGTCATTGCACAAAAATTAAGATTTCCTAATAAAGATTTTTTATTTATTGGCAAGACTGAAAAAGTATCTTTGTATGGTCAATGGCTATGGAGAGATGGTGGTAAACAAGTAACTGTGGTCGAGGGAGAGATTGATGCTCTGTCAATGAGCCAAGCCTTAAATAATAAGTGGGCTGTTGTCTCTGTACCTCACGGAGCAGCAGGGGCAAAAAAAGATGTCGCTAAAGCTTTGGAGTGGTTAAGTAAGTTCGACAAAGTTGTTTTTATGTTTGACAATGATGAGGCAGGTAGAAAAGCTGCTCAAGATTGTGCATCCATACTACCACCCAACAAAGCAAAGATTGCTAGTTTACCAATGAAAGATGCCAATGAAATGTTGGTAGCAGGAAAGGTAAATGAACTTATTGATTGTATGTGGGATGCCAAGGACTTTAGACCAGATGGTATTGTCAATGGAGCAGATTTATGGGAGTTAGTCTCATCGACAGATGATACTGAATCTTTTGAGTATCCATTTAGTGGTTTAAATGGTAAAACACTTGGATTACGAAAGGGAGAGATTGTAACCATAACTGCAGGCTCTGGTGTAGGTAAAAGTCAACTCTGTAGAGAGATTGCCCATTACTTATTACATCAAGGACAGACAATTGGTTATATTGCTCTTGAGGAAAGTGTAAAGAGGTCAGCCCTTGGGCTTATGTCTATTGCATTAAATAAACCACTACACCTAGGTAATGTAGATGTAACTGACAAGGAACTAAAAAAATCCTTTGAAGAAACACTAGGAACTGGTAGAGTATATCTTTATGACCATTGGGGTTCTACTGAGTCAGATAATTTGTTGGCTAAGATTAGATACCTTGCAAATGGTTGTGGATGTTCTTTTATTGTTCTTGACCATATTAGTATTGTTGTGTCTGGTATATCAGAGGGAGACGAAAGACGAACTATTGATAATACTATGACAAAACTAAGAGGATTAGTAGAAGAACTAAAGGTTGGCTTGATATTAGTCTCGCATCTTAAAAGACCAGATGGTAAAGACCATACTGATGGAGCAAGAGTAAGTCTTGGTCAGTTAAGAGGTTCTAGTGGTATTGCACAACTAACAGATATTTGTATTGGTTGTGAAAGAAACTTATCTGATAATTCTCCTACAACAACTGTAAGAGTATTAAAGAATAGGTGGACTGGAGAAACTGGAGTAGCTTGTAAACTAGCTTATGATAAACATACTGCTCGTATGAGTGAGTTGACTATTACTGATGAAGATGATATAGATGATATTACTTTTAATGAAAAGGATGAACTAAATGAAACTAGTATTTGATATAGAAACTGACGGACTTTTAGAGAGTGTTACTAAGATACATTGTATCGTTGCCAGAGATGTTAGCGACAATGATAAAGAGTACATTTTTAAAAAGGACACTATTGGAGATGGTATAGAATTTCTACAGAAAGCAGAAGTTCTAATTGGTCATAATATTATATGTTTTGACTTACCAGTCATAAAAAAATTATATGATGTAGAACCAAAAGCAATAGTGGTTGATACCCTTGTATTGGGTAGATTATATTTTCCAGATAGAAAAAATAGAGATTTTAAACTATTTAGAAAAGGTAATTTACCACCACAACTTATAGGCTCACACAGTCTAAAAGCTTGGGGGTATAGAATAGGTGTAAGCAAAGGGAAGTTTGCAGAAGAAAGTGACTTCTCTGTTTTTTCTGAAGATATGTTACAATATTGTCAGCAAGATGTTTGGCTAAATACTTGTCTGTATAAAAAATTTGAGAACATAAAATACTCTCAAGATGCAGTTAAGTTGGAACATAGAATTCAAGAAATTTTGTTTGCACAACAAGAACACGGCTTTCCATTTGATGAAGAGGCAGCACAAAAGCTTTTTTCTAAATTGAATGACGAGAGGTGTCTCATTGAGACAGACTTGAAGAAAGACATAACTGCTTGGGTACACGAAGAAGAGTTTGTACCAAAAGTTAATAGTAAAAAATATGGATATGAAAAAGGTGTACCTATTATAAAGAGAACTGTTACTGAGTTTAATCCAAATAGTAGAGAACATATAGCCAGAATGCTACAAGAAAAGTATGACTGGAAGCCAAAAGTTTTTACAGAGACTGGATTACCTAAAGTAGATGAACGAGTTCTTAGTTCTTTGGATTATCCAGAGGCAAAAGTACTAACTAAATATTTAACAATACAAAAAAGGCTAGGACAACTTGCAGAGGGTAAACAAGCTTGGTTGAAACTAGTAAAGAAAGGAAAGATAAATGGATATGTTAACCCAATGGGAACATACACTTCGAGATGCACACACAAGAACCCAAATATGGCTCAAATACCTAGTGTCAAAGCTGAATATGGGGTGGATTGTCGTAGTTTGTTTTATGCTAATGATGACTACAGCCTTATGGGGTGCGATGCTAGTAGTTTGGAGTTGCGTTGCTTATCCCACTATATGGCTAACTGGGATGATGGTCGATATGGTAAGCAGGTTGTTAACGATGACATCCATACAATTAACCAAAATGCAGCAGGGTTACCAACTCGTGATAATGCCAAAACTTTTATCTATGCTCTCATTTATGGGGCAGGGAACGAAAAACTTGGTAAGATTATTGGCAAAGGTAGCCAAGAGGGTAGCAGGATAAAAGCAGATTTCTTTAAAAAGATACCTGCATTAAAAAACCTAACAGAATCTGTTCAAAAAACTGCAGAGAATGGGTATATTTTTGGTATTGATAAAAGGAGAATACCAGTTATGCACCCACACGCAGCACTAAATACTCTTCTCCAAAGTTGTGGAGCAATTTTAACAAAACGATGGATTGTTATATTTCACGATTTGTTAAAAGAAAGAGGCTATATAGATGGTTGTTGTTATAAACAAGTAGCCTATGTACACGATGAAGTGCAAGTATTAGTTAAAAAACATAAAGGAGAAGAAATTGGTAAAATCTGTGTCGAAGCAATCAAAAAAGCAGGAGAGTATTACAACCTCAGAGTACCCCTTGACGGAGAGTTCAAAATTGGAAAGAACTGGGCTGAGACCCACTAAAGAGACTCGCAAGGACTTTGATATTGACCTTGCTTTTGGAAAGCTACACGAAGATAAGATTCTCGATATGCTTGAGAATAAAAAGATTGAAGTAAAAACAGAAAGAGATGTGTGGACTCGTTCTGGTAATATAGCAATCGAATTTGAAAGTTATGGTAAACCAAGTGGCATTGCAGCTACTAAAGCTGACTACTGGTTTCACAATCTTTCAGTAGGTAGTCAAGTTTTTTGTACACTTGTGTTTGATGTAAAAGTATTGAAACAAGTTATAAAGAATTTAGATTACGAAAAAATAGTAAATGGTGGTGATAACTATGCATCTAAAATGTATTTAATTAATTTATCAAAACTATTTGCAAAAGACACACTAAAACTTTATAAAAACCTAGTACCAAAGATTGGAGAAAAAAATGGAAAAAGTACTACTGATTGACGGAGACATTGTAGCTTATCAAGCTGCATCTGGCTCAGAACATCCTATACAATGGGATGATGACCTCTGGACTCTACATAGTTATGAGTCTGAGACTAATCAGAAAGCTGATGAGATTATAGATAGTCTTATGGAGCAGTCTGGTTGTAAAAAGAAAATGGTTTTTCTTTCTGGTAAAAAAGTATTTAGGAAAGAAATAGATACTGAATATAAAGCAAACAGAATTGATAAAAGAAAACCTATGGGTTTATCTGCAGTTCGTGCTCATCTAAAAAAGAAGTATAGAGCAAAATCTATGGAACATCTTGAGGCTGATGATTTGCTTGGTATTTATGCCACAAAAGACCCAGATAAATATATTATATGGTCACCAGATAAAGACCTTAGACAAATCGCAGGTCAGCATCTTATAAATGGAGAAGTAGTAACAATAGAAAAGAATGTTGCTATGAAAAACTTTTATAAACAAATATTGACTGGTGATGCTGCTGATAACTATAAAGGAGTTAGAGGTATTGGTGAAGTTACTGCTGAAAAACTTTTGACACCAAAAGATGGAACAGAAGCAGATGAAAACTGGTTCTGGTCACAAGTTACTAATGCTTACAAAAAAGCTAAGATGTCAGAAGAAGATGCAATTAGGACTGCAAGGTTAGCACATATTTTAACTGTAGACACAATGAATACTCTATGGAGTCCTCCTATGGCTCAGTTAGATATTATTGAGTTTTCTTCTCCTAATAATATGAAAATACATAAGAATGCTAATATGCTAGATGTATTTGACTTAGGCGAATAATATGTATTATAATATAGTTGAAGCTATGAGAGAAGATGACAAAATAAATAGTCCATCGCATTATACACATTCTAAGTTGGAGTGTATTGATGCAATCAAAGAAATGACTGGAGAGGGCTTTGAACATTACCTTAGAGGTAACATCATAAAGTATTTGTGGAGATGTAACCACAAAAACAAAAGTCCAGTAGAAGATTTGAAAAAAGCAAATTGGTATCTAAATCGTTTAATAACACTTAAAGAGGAGGGCAAATGATGATGAATGTTTACCAGAAATTTATAGCAATATCTCGCTATGCTAGATTTATTGAAGAAGAACAAAGGCGAGAAACTTGGGAAGAAAGTGTTGACAGATATGTTGATTACTTTGCTAAGAAGTTACCCAAGGCAGAAAAACAACTAAGACAATACTCTGTCTTTATGAAAGACCTTGAAGTAGTGCCATCAATGAGAGCCATTATGTCAGCAGGTCCTGCGTTAGATAGAGATAATATTGCAGGTTATAACTGTTCTTATATGACTGTTGATGACCCAAAAGCATTTGATGAATGTCTGTATGTTCTTATGTGTGGTACTGGTGTTGGTTTTTCTGTTGAAAGAAAATGCGTAGAAAAATTACCAGATATACCAGAGTGTCTCAATGAGACAGAAGAAGTCTTTGTAGTAGAAGATAGTAAATTAGGTTGGGCAAAAGGTTTGCGAAAACTAATTTCTAGATTGTATGCAGGAGAGATTCCAAAATGGGATTTGTCAAAGATAAGACCTGCAGGTGCAAGACTTAAAACATTTGGTGGTAGAGCAAGTGGTCCACAGCCTCTAGAAAATTTATTTAGGTTTACAGTCAATGTATTTAAAAAGGCTGCAGGAAGAAAGCTAACAAGTATAGAAGCACACGATGTTATGTGTGCAGTAGCTGCTGCAGTTGTAGTAGGTGGTGTCCGTAGGTCAGCAATGATTAGTTTGTCAGATATGGTAGATGATAGGATGCGTAACTGTAAAATGGGAGACTGGTGGACTGAGAATGTTAATAGGTCATATGCTAATAATAGTATTGCTTACAACAGAAAACCAGAAATGGGTGGATTTATAAAAGAATGGTCTGCTCTATATAGTTCTAAATCTGGAGAACGAGGAGTGTTTAACAGACAAGCAGCTAAAGAACAATCAAAAAAAACTGGCAGGAGAAACCACGATTACTATTTTGGAACTAACCCTTGTGGTGAAATAATTTTACGACCATCTCAATGTTGTAATCTTTCTGAAATAATTATTAAACCAAAAGATGATTTAGAAACTCTAAAAGTAAAAGCAGAGGTTGCATCTTTTCTTGGTACAATACAATCTACTCTTACTGACATAAGATATCTTAGACCTATATGGAAAAAGAATATGGAAGAAGAAAGATTGTTAGGTGTTTCTATGACTGGTATTTTAGATAATGAGTTATTAGCTGATGTCGATAAAGTTACTAACACAGATGTATTAACTCAATTAAAACAAGTAGTTATAGACACAAATAAAAAGTGGGCAAAAATATTAGGAGTGAATCAGAGTACTGCTACAACTTGTGTTAAACCTAGTGGTACAGTATCTCAATTAGCTGATTGTGCATCTGGTATACATCCAAGATATTCTGATTATTATATTAGAAGAGTAAGAACAGATACTAAAGACCCTCTTGCAGAGTGGATGATAAAAGAGGGAGTGCCGTATGAAAAAGATTCTTACAACCCTCATAACTATGTATTCTCTTTTCCAATACAAAGTCCAACACATAGTAAAAAGAAAGAGCAGTTAAATGCTATTGACCAACTTAAACTTTGGAAAGCTTATAGAGAAAATTGGTGCGAGCATAATCCATCAATTACTGTATATGTAGGAGAAGAAGAATGGATGAAAGTAGGTTCATATGTATATGAGCATTTTGATGATATATGTGGTGTTTCATTTTTACCAAAAGAAGATGATTCTCACTCATATGTACAAGCACCATATGAAAAAATAAATAACTTGCAATTTAAAAAGTTATCTGATAATATGCCTATAATTGATTTCTCAAAGTATAGGGAAGTCAAGGATATGACTACTAGTTCTCAAGAGTTAGCTTGTACTGGTGATTCGTGTGAATTATAGTTATATTTCTTTCTTGTCAAAATAGTGGGCAGAGGGGGTTATGTAATAGTAATCCTCTCTGTTTTTTGGACAGTATTGGAAATACCTATGAAATTACTGACGGATAAACCTTTAATATCAAACGATGTGTTGAATTACTTAGAAAGGCAGTTTCCAGATAAGCTACCTAAAGACGAGAATATTTCTGTTGAAAAGCTAAGATTTTTACAAGGTCAGCAGTCAGTAATTGAAAAGGTAAGACAACTAACTAACATAGATGATGAGGAGTAAACTACTATGTGCTTTATGAAAAGTCCAAAGATGCCTGCTCCCCCACCACCCCCTGCACCTCCTGCAGCAGTACCACAAGTAACTGCAAAGGAAGTTGATTTTGAAGCTATTGATACTGATTCAGCAGCAATGAAAAAGAAAAGGGATGGTAAAAAACAGTTCCGAGTAGATAGAAAACAAAATACATTGGGAACTAATTTATCTGAGGGAACTGGTCTATCTATACCAAAAAAACAAACTAAAACAACAACTTAACAAGCGAGGGATAAATGTTTGATTATGAAGACAAAATCCTCTCCAAAACTATATGCTATTGTGGTGGTGGAGGAGGAGGTGGAGGTGGTGGAGCACCTGCCCCAAAACCAAAAAGACAAGCTTCTACACCAGTAGCTGCTATTGAGGGAAGAGGTTCTGCAAAAGCAGTAGATGCTGACGATGATGCAGTACCAAGTCCATCAGCACAAAGACGAAAAGACAGAATGGGAAAACGAAGATTCAGAGTTGGTCTTGATGTCAATGTAGCAAATGTTGGAGGGACTGGAAAAACTGGTATCAATATACCAGAGTCTAGTTAACCAATATGGCTAAAAAATATAAAAATATTGCACAAGCAATACCAGTTTCAAATTTAAAAGGTATGGCTTTTGCCCTAAGTCAAGGAGCAAAAGATATGAAATCTGCATCAACAATACAAAAAAAGTATGTAGAAGATATGGGTATACCTTATATGGCTTTTTCTGGTAATATTATTAATAAGAACAATACTAGAGCCGTTAGTGCTGTTGTTCCTAATGAATTTAAAGATACTAAGAAAAAGAAAAAAACTGGGATAAATATAACAACTGCTAATCCACAACAAAAGAAAAAAACAGATAATCGTTTGATTAAACCTAGAAAAGTAGTAGGACTAGGTATACAATCAAGTGGTGGTTCTACAAAATCTAAAAATGTTTCTTTGACTATGGGTGGGCTTAACATTCCGAGAGGGTAAATATGATTGAAGAATATTGGAATAAAATAAAAAATAAGATGCAATGTATGAGTTGCCGTCAGCCTATGTATTTAGGTATTATAGCTATTCTTTTACTTCTATTATTGGTATCTTAATATGGAGAAAATTAAATCTATAGCTAGTAGATATGCAAACCTTGCTGCTGCCAGAGACTCTTTTCTGCAAAGAGCAAGAGATGCAGCAGAGTTGACTGTACCAACTCTTATGCCACCAGAGGGTCATACTGGTTATACTAATTATAAAACACCTTACCAAGCTGTTGGTGCAAGAGGAGTAAACAACCTCGCTAGTAAATTATTACTTACTCTTTTACCACCTAACTCACCTTTCTTTAGATTAATTATTGATGATTTTGATATAGAAAAAATAGCAGGTAAAGAAGCAAGAGGAGCAATTGAAGAGGCTCTGTCTAGAATAGAAAGAACATCAATGCAGGAAATAGAATCAACTGCAATTCGTGTTCCAGTGTATGAAGCATTAAAACAATTGATTGTAGCAGGTAATGCTTTATTGTTTTTCCCAAAAACTGAGGGAGCAATGAAAGTATTTAGGTTAGATAGATATGTTGTAAAAAGAGATACTATGGGAAATGTAATGGAGATTATAACTAAAGAGTCTGTATCTCCAATTATGTTACCAGAAAAAGCACGATTAATGCTTACTCAAGCAGATAATATTACTCAAGAAAGAGAAGCAGATTATAATAACAAAAATCTTGATTTGTATACTTATGTCTGTCGTAAAGAAGATAAGTTTCACATACATCAAGAAGTAAAAGGTATGATTGTACCAGACTCAGAGGGTTTTTATCCTTTAAATAAAAATCCATTTATACCATTACGATTTACTAGAATTGATGGAGAAGATTATGGTCGTGGGTTTGTAGAAGAATATATAGGAGATTTAAGAAGTCTTGAAGCTTTAACTAGAGCCATTGTAGAGGGTAGTGCTGCTTCTTCTAAAGTATTATTCTTAGTTAGACCTAACGGAACAACAAAACAAAATACACTAGCAAAAGCACCTAATGGAGCAATTGTACAAGGTGATGCAAATGATGTAACAACTTTGCAGGTAAACAAATTTAATGATTTTAGAGTAGCACAAGAAACTGGATTAAGAATTACTGAACGATTATCTTTTGCTTTCTTACTTAATTCTTCTGTACAAAGACAAGCTGAACGAGTGACTGCAGAAGAAATAAGATTTATGGCACAAGAATTAGAAAGTGCACTTGGTGGTACTTATTCTATTCTTAGTCAAGAGTTTCAGTATCCACTAGTTGAGTTACTATTAGATAGGCTAGAGAAAAAGAAAAAGATGCCTAAAATGCCAAAAGATACAGTCAAACCACAGATTGTAACTGGGCTTGAGGCTTTAGGAAGAGGACAAGATTTAAATAAATTAGCACAATTTTTACAATATCTACAACCATTAGGACCAGAAACTATCGCATCTAGTCTTAATGTTGATGATTATATAGATAGACTAGGAGCATCGTTAGGAATTGATACTGGAGGTTTAATAAAAACACCAGAGCAAAAACAAGCAGAACAAGAACAAATGATGCAACAACAATCTATGAATAAACTAGAAGACACTATTTCTGGTATGGCACAAAAAGGTGCATTACCAATAACCGAGAAAGCAATGGAACAAGTACAGCAACAAACTGACCAAGGAGTTGAATAAACATTATGGCTGAACAATTAAATACATATCAAGGGGAAACTCAAGAAGACCCTAATTATCAAAAAGAAATGGTAGAAAAAGCAGAAGCTGCAATACAGCCACCTGCTACAGAAGAAGTCCAAGATAGACCAGAATGGCTACCAGAAAAATTTAACACTCCAGAAGATATGGCAAAAGCTTATTCTGAACTGGAGCAACAGTTTCACTCAAGTCGAGAAGAAGACAATGAGGCAGCTTTGGAAACCAAAGATGCAGCTATTGATGAACTAGAAGCACACGGAATTGACTATAGTTCTATGTCTCAAGATTTTTGGGAAAAAGGTGGTCTCTCAGATGAGCAGTATGACCAACTAGAAGATGCAGGTATACCATCAGATGTGGTAGACTCATTTATAGATGGACAAATGGCTCTTGTAGACCAAACTAGGCAACAAGCCTATAACTTAGTAGGAGGAGAAGAATCCTACAAAAATATGATGGATTGGGCTGCAAATAACTTAACAGCAGATGAGCAAGAAGTATTTAACAGAACTGTTGATACTGGCAACCCTCAAGATGCTGTGTTTGCAATTCAAGGTCTCCATTCTCGTTATCGTTCTGGTGTAGGTGTCGAACCAACCCTTGTAAAAGGTGAGGTAGGCGATGCAACAGTAGGGAACTTTCAAAGTCTGGCAGAAATTACTGCAGCGATGTCTGACCCAAGATACGAAAAAGACCCTGCGTATAGAAGTCAAGTAGCTGAAAAGTTACGAAAATCTTCTGTACTCTAACTGTCTCAATGAGACACAAGTTACAAATACTAAAAGAGACTAGTATCTCTGACCCCTTGCGAGGGATAATCTTAGAGAACGAAACTTGCAGAACTTTGTAATAATAAATCAATATCAACTTGCTATAACTAATAAGGAGGATAACTATGGCTATGCAAGGTGCATCCAATCCTGCCTATGATGTGAGTAGATTAGGACAGACTAACCTTACTGGTGATGTTCGTGATTTGTTTTTAAAGCTGTATGCAGGAGAAGTTCTTACTGCATTTGAAGCAAAAAACATTATGATGCCTCTTATGAGGACTCGAACTATTACTAAAGGGAAGTCAGCGTCCTTTCCATTCTTAGGTAGAACAAGTGCTGAGTATCACACCCCTGGAAATGAAATTACTGGTGGTAAGATACGAGCATCGGAAAGAATCGTAACAATTGACGATTTGTTAATCTCGGCTCAATTTGTGCCAAACATTGACGAGGCAATCAATCATTACGATGTAAGGTCAACATACAGTAAAGAGGCAGGAATTGCCTTGGCAACTGAAGCTGACAAAAACATAATTAGAACAGCACTAAAAGCTGCTCTAGCAACTAACGCAACAAGGGCTGCTGCTCTTGTTCAAGACTACAAAGCATTCTCTGAAGAAGACTTCACAGACAATGTGACTATCGGTGCAGCATCTGGAGATGTTACAGACCCTGCTAAATTAGCAAAGTCTATCTTTGATGCGAAGAAAGAATTCGATAAGAAAAATGTTCCAACTGATGGTGCGTTTGTAGTATTACCACCAGACCAATACTATGCGTTATTGGATGTAACTGATGGTAATAAACTGGTCTATATGAATCGTGACTTTGGTGGTACTGGCTCAGTAGCATCTGCAGTTGTTCCACAAATTGCAGGTATGCCTATTTATATGTCTAACCACTTAGTAGTTGCAGATGTTCTTGAAACATCTGGTACATCTAAAGGTCAGTCTAAAGGTAATAGACCACTTGCTAATACTGCAGGTTCTGGCAGAACTACTGCATATGACATTACTAATACAACTGTAGATAGTGTTAACTTAGTTGACCTAGCTGCTAAAGTAAAAGGACTAGTAATGACTAAAGATGCTGTAGCTACTGTTAAACTTATGGACCTTGGAGTAGAAAGCGAGTACCAAATTAATCGTCAAGGTACATTGATGGTTGCTAAGTATGCAATGGGTCACAACATTCTTAGACCTGCTGCTGCTATCGCACTATCTAGTGTCTAATAATACTAACTAGGGGAGTCCGAAAGGACTCCTCTTTTTACTTGGAGAAAAATATGTCTTGGAATAAACCACAAGTAACAGAGGTAAGTGTTGGTCTTGAAATCAATGCTTATGCGTGTGCAGTACAATGAGTACTGCCACAAAGCGAGACCCTAGAAAATGGGCTGCTGCTAAAGCCAGAGCAAAAGCCAAAATGGGTGGTAAACACTCAGCAAGGGCTATGCAACTTGCAGTAAAGTATTATAAAGATGCAGGTGGTTCATATTCTGGACCAAAAAAATCAAACAATAAATTACGAAAGTGGGGCAAACAAAAATGGCAGTATGCAGGTAAAAAAGGTGAATCAAGGTATTTACCTAAAAAAGCGATTGCTGCGTTATCGCCATCCGAAAGGGCAGCGACTAATCGGAAGAAAAAAGCAGACACAAGAGCAGGAAAGCAATTTAGTAAACAACCAAAATCAATCTCAAACAAAACTAGGAGGTACAGAGTATAATGCCAAAATTAGACGGAAAAAAATATCCTTACACTAAAGCAGGAAAAGAACAACATAAAAAAGATAAAGCAAAGAAAAGTGGTCTAACTGCTAAACAAAAAACTTTGCCAAAACAAATACAAACAAAAATTATGGCTGCTAAAGATAAGCCAAAACAAAGAACTAATTCTGGTATGAGGAAGTATAGAGTATGATTACTTACATTCTTGTATCAACATTATTATGGGTGGTGTTCTAATGGCTAGGACACCTGCGTGGCAACGAAAAGAGGGGCAAAACCCAAAGGGAGGACTTAACGCAAAAGGTCGTGCATCTTATAACAAAAAAACTGGTGGTAACTTAAAAGCACCAGTAGGAGGTGCAGCAGATAGCCCACAAAAAAAGAAACGCAAAGGCTCTTTCCTAGTGAGGATGGGGTCTTCTGCAGGACCACTAAACAAAGATGGGAAGAAGACGAGATTGAAGCTCTCATTAGAAGCTTGGGGGCACTCTGGTGATAAAGCATCAGCAGTAGCAAAAGGTCGAAGACTTCTTGAACAAGCAAAAAATGCAAAAGAAAGGAATAAAGCATAATGGCTCAGACAACAACAACTAAACTTGAAGCTATAAATACAATGCTCTCAGCTATTGGCGAGAGTCCAGTTAACTCACTTACTTCTGGTTTGGTTGATGCTGAACAAGCTGAAACTATTCTTAACTCTGTAAATCGTGAAGTGCAGTCTATGGGTTGGTCTTTTAATACTGACTTAAAAAGACAGTTTGTGCCAGATACAAATAAACAAATACAAATACCATCAAATATTTTAAGAATTGATATGGCTCAAGATAAAACTGATAAATTAGAACTTGTACAACGAGGAACAAAATTATATAATAGAGCATCTAGTTCATTTTTTATGGATGATGATATTACACAAGTTTTGATGAATGCAGTAGTACTATTAGATTTTGAAGATTTACCAGAAGCTGCTCGTAGGTATATAACAATAAGAGCAGCTAGAATTTTTCAAGACAGAGTTGTTTCTTCTAATGACTTACATATTTATCAAGAGAGAGATGAATTAATGGCATTAGTAGAATTAAAAGACTCTGACAACCAAGTGTTAGACACCACCATATTTGATAACTATTCTGTAGTTTCTGTTCTTGATAGAACTGGTGGGGGTGTCTTGTAATGGCTCTAGTATCTGCATCAATCCCAAACCTTATCAATGGTGTATCTCAACAGCCTCCATCTCTAAGACTTAAAACTCAAGCAGAAATACAAGAAAATGGTTTTTCAACTGTTGTAGATGGATTAAAAAAAAGACCTAGTAGTGAACACATAAAAACTTTATCTAATGTTCCATCAAATATAGAAAGTGGTTTTATTCATACAATTCGTAGAGATGAGAATGAGTTTTATATATTAGTAATAACAAATAATGTATTAAAAGTATACGACAAAAATGGCTTAGAACAAACAGTTACAGAAAGTCCAAGTGGAGCAATAAGTTATCTTAGTGGATTAACTGACCCATCAAAAGAATTAACGGCAACAACAATAGCTGATTTTACTTTTATTGTTAATAAAAATAAAGTAGTAGCAAAAGATACAACAAATAAATCACCAGTAAGACCAGAAGAGGCTATGTTTTATGTAAGGCAAGGTGATTATAAAACTGACTTTACTATAAGAGTAAAATATCAAGGTACAACTTATTCAGCTAGTAAAACAACTTTAGATAGTTCAGTTGCATCTAACCAAGGAGATGTGAGAACTAATACTATTATGTCAGACTTAGCTACAACTCTTACTGGAGTTTTACCTGCAGGATTTACTACAGAATTATTAGATAATGTTTTTTATGTAAAAAGAGATGATAATGCTGCATTTGAAGTAGAAGCTTCTGATTCTAGAGGTGATACTTTTATTTATGCTTTTAAAGGACAGACAGCTAACTTTGATGACTTACCACCAAGAGGTAAAGAGGGATTTCTTATAGAAGTTATAGGTGACAATGAAAAAGGACAAGATGATTATTATGTACAACTTAGTGACCCAGATGGTAATGGTCAATTAGTATGGAAAGAAAGAGTAGCACCAGACTTAGAAATTAATTTTGATAAAACAACAATGCCTCATCAACTTATTAGACAAGCTGATGGAACTTTTTTATTTACACAAGCATCTTGGAAAGATAGAAAAGCAGGTGATGATGACACAAACCCCTTTCCATCTTTTACTGGTTTTAAAGTAAATGATTTATTCTTTCACAGAAATAGACTAGGAATGCTATCTGATGAAAATGTTATTCTTTCAGAAGTTGGCGAATACTTTAATTTCTTTCAAAATACTGTAATTACATTTGTAGATTCTGCTCCTATTGATGTAGCAGTCTCAAATAATCAAGTGTCAATTCTTAGACACGCAGTACCATTTTCCGAACAATTATTATTATTTTCTGACTTGACTCAGTTTGTTTTAAGAGCAGAACAGTTCTTAGCCCCAGATACAGTTTCTATTGATGTAACAACACAATTTGAGGCTAGTCTAAGAGCCAAGCCAGTAGGAGCAGGTAAATATGTTTTCTTTCCAACTAATAGAGGTAAGTTCTCTGGTGTACGAGAGTACTTTGTTGACAATTCATCAAATACAAACACAGTTAATGATGCTGCTGATATTACTGCTCACATCCCATCTTATATTCAAGGCGAGGTTATTTCACTTAAAGCATCATCCAATGAAGATGCATTATTACTTCTTACTGATGATTCTTCTGACACTCTTTATGTATACAAGTATTATTGGAGTGCCACAGATAAATTACAGTCAGCTTGGTCAAAATGGAAGTTTGATGGAAGCTTATTGAATGTAGATTTTAACTTGTCAGAAATTTTTATTCTAATTAAAAGAGGAACAGATGTTTGTTTAGAAAAAATAAATTTATCTAAAGATGAAGCAGTTGATGTAACAGATGCTAATCATCCTATTTTATTAGATAGACGAGTAAAATTAACAAGTGGTGGTACAACTACTGTACCTTATACAGATTCAAATACTATTTATGTTAGACAAGACGGACAACAAATAACACAATCTCAAGTAGCAACTGATTTAGCTGCTAATAAAGTTGTTTATGCAGGTATACCTTTTACATTTAAATATGAGTTCTCTGAACAAGTAATTAAAAGAGATAATGCTCCAATAACTATTGGTAGATTATCTATTAAGAACTGGAACATTGTATATAACGATAGTGGGTTCTTTGAATGTAAAGTAACACCAGATAAACGAGCAACAAAAACTAGACGATTTACTGGTAGAAATATTGGTAGCTTGAACAATGTGATAGGAAAGGTGTCAATAGATAGTGGTACTTTTTCTTTTCCAGTTTTATCTAGAGCAGACTCTGTAAAAGTTGAGATTGAAAGTAATAGCTTTCTCCCCTGCATATTTCAGTCTGCTGAGTGGGAGGGTTTCTATACTCTGCGTTCTAGGAGATTGTAATGGCTCACTACAGACCAAGTTGTCTTGAGGATATTAACAGACTAGCCCCAGATGTAAGACAAGCAGATAGAGATGAAGTAATGGCATCTCACGGATTAGAACCTTTACCTGCTTTAGCTTATTGTATGGGTTCATCTGAAGAATCGAATACAATGATTGATGATAATAAGGACATTATAGGAATGTTCGGTGTAGCTAAGTTCGGTGAACTTGGTGTTCCGTGGATGTTGTCTAGCGAAAGAATTTATCAAAATAAAATAGCCAGACAGTTTCTTATTCAAAGTAAACAATGGATTGACTCGACTATGTTAAGGTATATGATACTAACTAATTTTGTTAGTGCTGATAATACTAAAGCAATAAAATGGTTAAAGTACTTAGGATTTTCTTTTGTTAATTTAGATAAAGAACACGGAGTAGGTAAAAAACCATTCTATGAATTTATAAAAATAAGGAGTTAATTTATATGTGTTTTGCAGCAATAGGAGGATTGTTTTTAGGAGCAGGGGCATCTACAGCAGCAGCAACATCTTTAGGAGTAACTATTGTAGGTGGAGTTGTTTCTACTGGTATGACCTTGATGACACAGTATCAAGGATACCAAGATAAAAAAGCAGCAGCACAGTTTCAGCAACAACAATTTGATGCAAACAAAGTTCTTGTACAACAAGCTATGCTTACTGAAAGCAGAGGAATTATAGAAAGACAAAGACAAGAAGATTTAAGAGCATCACAGCTACTAAGAGAAAATAAAATTAAAGAGGCTCAGACTATGGGCACTTTCTTAGCAGCAGGAGGAGACTCTAATGTTGCAGGTCTTTCAGAAGTTTTACTACTTGCTGATATAGAGAGAATGTCACTTAACAACGAGCAAACAATTAACAGAAACTTTGAGTATGTAAATAAAGACTTACAAAATAGAAATGAGGGTATTTATCAAAAAGCTATTGGAAGAATACAAAGTGTACCTCAAGGAGTTATGCCTAGTCTTACAAATACAATCATCGGTACTGGTTTACAAATAGGAGGAGATTTATTTGCAGGTTATGATAAATATATGGAAAGAACTGGAGGGTATTTACCAGATGTATACAATACTGGAGGACCATAAAATATGAGCAGAACAATTGTAAATAGAAGAAACTTAGCAAATTTTGGTGGTAACATACAACCTGCAGCTACACCAATAGATACATATTATCGCCCAATAAAACAAACACCACCAGAAAATGAAGCAGTAGCAGGAATTATTAATGCGTTAAAAATGGTTAATCCTGCTTTAGAAAAATATGGAGACAGAATTTCAAAAGTTGCTTCTGATACAGAATTTGCAGCAGGGCAAAAAGAATATGATTTAATGTCTCCAGAAGACAGAAAGAAAGCTTTAGCTGATATTAAAAGTGGTAAGATGAGTGAAGTTGAATCTCCGTTTTGGGTACGAGGTTTTGCTAAAAATCTATTAGCTTCTGAAGCTTATAAGTTTGGAGAGTCTTTAGCAATTGATTATGAGAAACAAAAGAATGAAGTTACTGCTGATGGTAATTCTCTTTTTAATTGGATGGCAAGTAAAAAAGCAGAGTTTATAAAAGCCAATGGATTAGAGGGTTTTGCACCAGATGTTTTAGAGTCACACTTTATGACTCCAGTTAGACAGTTTGAACAAAACACACTTCAGAAACATACAGCTTTTAGAGTTGGACAAATAAAAGACGAAAACAAAATGAATTTTATGAAAGGGTTAACAGCAGTACACAATAGTTATTTAACTAGTATAAGTGGTATAACTGACCCTTTACAAAGAGATACAGTTACTGGGGAGTATCTTAAAGGAGTTAATTCAAAAATTCAAACTTATATTACAGAGGGTAATGACCCAAAGGAAGTTTTAGATGCAGCAGAACAAATGTTTAAAGCTGAAATAGAAGATGAATATGACGATGGAAATACACAATTAGCTGAACATTTATATAGAAAAGGATTACTAGAATTAAGAGGCAAAGAGGGAAAGTTTGGTGATTACAAAAGAGACACATTAGAAGACTGGTGGGAGGGGGTTCAAAAAGAAGCACTTGAAGACCAATCTAAAAAACTTACTAATGAAAAAAAACTTAGAATAGAAGAGGGAAGAAAAGCTGCTGCAAAAATTAAAAAATATGTTACAGATAACCCAACAGTAAATTTTAATTTATCAACATTTGCAACTGATGAAAGTATACCAAAAGATATAAAAGATGCTTATAATTATTGGACAGTTAATTCAACTGAACTAGGCGATACAACATTTAAACATTTGAAAAACTTTATTACAAATCCAAATGAGATTATTAATGACCAAGATACAACAGAAAGTCTAAATAACCTTATATACAGAGATTATAAGTTTGATGAAGCAAGAACAGAACTTGAAACTGCTAATGAAAATAATAGACTTGACCCAGTAGTGTATGCTAATTACAGAGAAGCAATAGATAAAGCAGAAGAGGGCATCTTTGACTCAATTGACCCAAGTAAAAATTTGGGTAAATTAATTAAAGACTTTACAAAGGCAGAGAGTTATTCGCATCTAAATGAAACTTATAATACTGAAATGTTTCAATATGGAGAACAAATTCGTAAGGATGCTACACTTGAAGCACAAAGTCTTATGAGAAAAGTAGCAAATAAAGAAATCTCGAAAGAAGATGCAGCAATAGAATTTAATAGAAAAATTAATGAATTTAGAAAAAATCATACAGCTAAAATAGCAGAAGTTGAGCAAAGGAGTATATTACTTGAAAAGAAAGATTACTTTTGGGAAAACCCAGATTTAAAACAAGATAATTCTCCTGCAGCTATGAAATCTCAATATTCAAGAGGTGTAGGGCTAATAAGTAATTATCTGAATACTTTAGATAGAAAATTACTTTTAGAAGAACAAGGTAAACAAAATACACACGATTATGGAATGGTGGTTAGTAGGTTACAGAGTATATCAAAAGGTATTCGTAATACTAATTTTTATAGAATGATGATTGCTAATAGAAAAGATAAGAACAATACAATACAAGTACTAAATCAAAATCTTACTGGTAAAGACCCAAAACAAGTGCCTATGTTACCAATAGATGATTTACCAATGAAAGATATTATTTTAACCTATGAAAAATACAAAGAATTATTTTAGATAAGGAGTAGCTATGGAAGAATTAACTAGAGAAGAGATAGAACGAATTCGCAACACTTTCAAAAAAAAGGAAATAGAAGAAAACACAGTTTTACAAGAAGATGCTCCTTTTCTTGAAACAGTTGGAGATATTACTTCTGGAGCAGCAAGAGGTGTTCTTAAAGCTGCTGATGAAACTATTGATTTTATTGGCTCTACTGCAGACTCTGGATTAGAGTTAGTACAAAAGTATATCTTTGGTAATGATGAGGCAGATGGTTTTATGGATGACTTAACTGAGGGAGAAAATATTGCAGGAGTATCTGATTGGATTGATGCTCCTAGTTCAACAGCAGGACAAGTTGCTCAAGACTTAACACAGTTTATAGGTGGTTATATTTTGCCAGGGGGTGTAGCTTTAAAGGCTGCAAAAGCAGGAACAAGAGCAGCTAGATATTATGGGGCTAGTAAACCATTAAAAGGTAGTGACTTTGAAACAGTTCAAAAACTAGGTAAAGTAACTGGTAAGGGTATTAACAAAGCTGCAAAAGCAGTAGAGAAAGGTTTAGATACTAGAGTAGGTAGTAGTATGTTTAAATCTGCTGTATCTGCTAGTGTTGCCCACGACCCTTATGCAAAAAGATTGTCAGATATAATCCAAGAAAATCCTGCGTTAGCGAATCCAGTAAATGAATGGTTAGCATCTGACCCAACAGATGGACAAGCATTAAATAGATTTAAAGCTGCTGTTGAAGACATTGCTCTTGGTGGTATATTTGAGGGAGTACTAAAACTTGCTACAAAAATTAAAGGGAGAGGAGCAGGTAAAGATACTGAGCCAGATGCAGTAACTGATGAGGCTATAAAGAAAAACCAAGAAAAAACTGTAAAAGCTAGAGAGAAAAAAGCTGCTGAAAAACAAAAGAAATTTAAAGCTGCTGAAAAAGAACAAAAGTTAAAAGAAGAAGGTAAGCAAACAGATTTAAAAAATACAAAAGAATTGTTTACTGAAAATGTAGAGCAACAAGCAGCTAAAGATGGTATGCAAACTAGAGACTATCTAAAATCTAAGAATAGAGATTGGTTAAAAAAATCTGCTGATGAGTTAGGTATTAAATATAATACAAAGACTACAAAAAAAGAAATACTAGATAAATTAAATAAGGTTGTTAAAGATACAGAAAAACTTAGAAATACTACAAAAGTAAAAGTAAAAGACACTAAAACAAGTGGTATTAAAAAAGTTGCAACACCAAAAGCTATAAATACTCAATTAGTAGAAAATTTAAAGAAATCTATAAAAGACCCTAAGTCTTTGAAACTTGCTCTTAATTCTCAAAAGAATATAATGAATTTTACTAACCATACTAAAAAAGACGATAAGTATTTCTCAAGGTTTGCAAATGATGCAACTGACGAAATGGTTAATGTAATTAATGAGTCTATAAAAACTTTAGCACCAACATTAAAAGGTATAAAAAATAAACAGAGTATAGAAGAAGCTTTTCAAGAGTCTGCTAAGTTCTTACAAGATATGACTGGAACTAAAGCAAAGGATTGGGAAAAGATTGCATACACTTATGGAAAAGGGATTGAACAAGCACAGTCTGCTCTTATTGGTATACAATCAAAAGTTGCAAACCAGTTAAATACTTTAAAGAATATTGCTAAAGCTGACTCTGCTGCAAAAGATGCTAATGAAAAATTATTATTAGAAAGAAAATTTATTGAAGAGACTGAAGCTTTACAAAAATATCTTGCTGCATCTAAAATGATACAAGCCCCTATTGGTAGAGCATTAAGAATGCAGAGAGAAAAAATTATGGACACAGATTCTATAATTACTGGATTTAAAGCTGCTGAAGATGCGTTGGGTGGAAAAGAGGCACTAAAGAAATTTAAGTTTGCTTTATCTAACTCATCTTCTAATATGAGAGACTTTGGTAAAAATATGAAACTACTAGAACCTAGTGGTCTACATAAAAGCCAAGCAGTATTGTCAGAGTTATTTAGAAGTATGATTCTGTTCAACTTAAAAACACATATAACTAATACTTTGTCTGGTATTGTTGAGACTGGGTTTGTTCCTTTGGAAAAAAGAGTAGGAGCAATATTTGCAAGAGTGACTGGACAAATAGATGCTGCTGAATATAAGCAATTAACAAATCAAATCAAAGCACATTATATGGGAGTATCTTTAGCTAGAAAACAAGCTTTATACTTTGCTAAACAAGCTTTTAAGAATGAAAGAAATATTCTTGACCCTTTAAACAGACAGCTTGAACATCAAGATATTAACAAACTTACCTCTGAATATCTAAATATGTCAAAAGGTAAGCTAGGCTCATTTGTGGACAGTATTGGAAAAACAACCAGAGGGTCACTAAGACTATTAGGTTCTGAGGATGAATTTATTAAGCAGATTAATTATCGTGCTAAGATATTTTCAGATGGTTACCTTGAGGGCTTAGAAATGGGTCAAAAAGGCGAAGCTTTAAAAAAATATGCATTAAAAAAAGTAGATGATGCATTTGACTCAAACGGAATGGCTACAAACAAAGAAGCTTTGCAGTATGCTAGACAAATTACTTTTACTGAAGATTTAGAAATAGCTTTATTTAAAAATATACAACGACTAGCTAATCAAACACCTGCATTACAATTGTTCTTACCTTTTGTTAGAACACCAAGTAACTTAATTATTAGAGCAGCCCAAAGAAGTGGACCTCTAGCTTTATTAAGCAAAAGAATGAGAAATGATATAGTTAATGGTACACCAGAGCAAAAAGCTTTAGCTATTGGTAGATTGACTACTTCATCAGCAATTGGTTTTGGAATCTTTTCTCTTATATCAGAGGGAAGAGTAACTGGAGGTGGACCACCAGACCCACAACAAAATAGATTATGGAGAATGGCAGGTAATCAGCCTTACTCAATAAAAGTGGGAGGTAACTGGATTGGCTACAATAGACTTGACCCTTTATTTATGCCAGTAGGGGCAATGGCAAACTTAGCAGAGGCTCAAGATTTTGATGCATCAGAAAATGCTATAGTTGCTACAATATATGGTATGTCTACTGTGCTACAAGATAAGGCATACTTTCAAGGTATAACAAATCTACTTAGTGCTATCTCTGAATCAAACCCAGATAGAATTACAGACTTGAGAGCCTTTGGAGAAAATACAGTTGCATCTTTTATTCCTGCTGCACCACAACAATTAACTGAAATGTTCTTTAGTAGTAGTTATAATGAATATGGTTTTTCTGAAAGTGAATATGCACCTTTAAGAGAAGCTATTGGTTTAAGTGATAAAGTTCGTAGAAGACTTCCTAAATTAAATGAAGAATTACCTGCAAAATACAATTGGTTAACTGGTGAACCTTTATTGAACTATGACCCTATGTCAACTGGCTTTCCAATAAAACCAGATAATTTTTCAGATGAAATAGCAACAGAACTACTTGATTTAAATTATGGGTTTCAAGGAGTTCCAAAGAAAATAAATAAAGTCGAATTAACTACTCAAGAATTTTCTGATTTTAATAGATTTATGGGTACAATAAAAATTAATGGAAAAACATTACTTCAAACTGTAAAAAGAGCAATGGATAGTTCTATGTATAGGAAAGATGACCCAGATAGAATTTATGACGGAATGTTTGCATCACCAGAAATAAAAATGATATCTGACATTTTTTCTAAATATAGAAGTGCTGCTAGAGCAGAATTAATGAAAACACATCCATCACTAAGAGAGAAGATATTCCTTTCAAAAAGAAGTAAAGCTACTGGAATAAATTATCTAGAACAATTTTTAGAGTCAAATAGGTAAGGAGCAATATGACATTATTATCAATCAAAGAAATCACATCTAATGGTGACCCTGCACAAGATATATCGTTTAACTTTAGTTATCTAAACCAAAGCGATATTAAAGTCTTTGTAGGTGGTGTAGAAAAGACTAGACCTGCTGATTGGGATTTTACAGATGCAAATACAATTGATTTTGTATCTCATCCACCCAACGGAACAGCCATAAGAATTGAGAGACAAACCCCTAACGCAAGTCGAGTTGTTGATTTCCAAGATGGTTCTGTTCTCTCAGAGTCAGACCTTGATAATTCTGCAGACCAAATCTTCTTTATTGCTCAAGAAGCTGTTGATAAGGCTAACTCATCTATTATCAAAAACTCTCAGAACAACTGGGAGGGTTTAGGAGCAAGGCTTTCTAATCTTGCA